ACGATGGATCGGGTGATAATTTAAGAGCAGGTGCATTAAAAATAAATGAAAACTTTGATGAAATATATACTGCGTTAGGAGATGGTTCTACACTTCTAACAGGTACATATGTAACTACAAGTGCTAGTCAGGTTCTTGCAAATAAAACTATTAGTGGTGCAACAAACACTATAACAAATATACCTTCAAGTGCTTTATCAACTTTACCAAATTCAAAATTAGATAATTCATCTATAACTATTGGTGATGATACTTCTACAAATTTTAATGTAGAATTAGGAGGTAGTTTTGAAATTGTTGGTGGTTCAGGTATCAATACTGCAATTACAAATAATAGAATAGAATTATCCACAGACGGTTCAATCGTAACTGAATCATCTACTGATACACTTACAAATAAAACTATAAGTGGTGCAACAAACACATTTAATCAAATACCAAATTCAGCATTAGATAATAGTTCAATATCAATTGGTGGCGTATCTCTTGCTCTAGGTGGCACAGACGCTACACCTGCATTAAACTTATCAGACGCAACTTCATATCCTACAACTGCTCTTGTAGGTACAATTGAAAACGCACAATTAACAGGCAGTATTACAAATGATAAACTTGTAAATAGTAAAATTATAATAGGTGATAATACATCTACAAACTTTGAAGTAAATTTAGGTGAAAGTTTTGAGATCGTAGGTAATTCTCCTATATCAACTGCCATAGACAATAATAGAATTGAATTGTCATTAGGTTCAATACCTAATTCAACATTAGCAAACTCATCTATAACTTTAGGAACAGACGCTATTTCATTAGGTGGTTCAACAACATCAATTGCAGGATTAAGTTTAACAGGATCAGGAACGGTAGATTTAACTGGTGCAGGTTCAAAATTAAGATTTGACTTTGCAGGATACGGTTCATTACCTGCGTTTGGAACATATCCAGGTATGTTTGCTTTTGATACGGTTGGTAACAGACCTTACTATTCTTCTGGAAGTGGTTGGGTTAGAATATTAGATGAAAACGCTTCTATATCAGCACATACAGACGTTAACACAACAGGTATTGCTGATGGATATATTTTAGAGTTCTCATCAGCACAAGGTAGATTTAATGCTGTTGCAAATACAAGTGGTTCAGCATTAACCGTTGCAGATGAAGGTAGTGATTTATCAACTGCCGCTACTAAATTAGATTTTGTTGGTGCTGGTGTAACTGCTTCAGGAACAGGTTCTACTAAAACTATTACTATTGGTGGTTCTGCATTAACAATACAAGAAGATGGTTCATCTTTATCAACAGCCGCAGAAACTTTAAACTTTGTTGGTTCAAATATTACTGCAACAGGATCAGGTGCAACTAAAACTATTACGGTAAGTGGTGTACCAAGTTCAATCAATGATTTATCAGATGTAACCGTTGCAAGTTTATTAAAAGGTCAAACATTAGTATATACTGGTGCAAATTTTGTACAATCTAATACACCTGTTTCTATGTTTACGGTAACAGCGCCAGATTCAAGTAGATACCAATTTGACGGCGCAGGATTTCCAGAAGGAACAAGTGGCGATAACCCTACTATATTTTTGAAAAAAGGTCAAACTTATTACTTTAGAAATACAAGTGGTGGTCACCCATTTAGAATACAATCAACAACAGGTACAAGTGGAACCGTGTATAATGACGGAGTTACAGATAATAATGCTTCAGGTCCTAATGGTGTTGTTGTATTTCACGTACCTATGGATGCTCCAGGAACGCTTTATTATCAATGTTCTTCACACGGTGCAATGCAAGGAACAATTACAATAACTTAATGAAAAGTAGTATAAATATAAGAAAGAATTAAGAATTATGCCAGCAATTATAACAAATAAATTTAGAATTAACAACGCTGACCAATTTTCAGAATCATTTTCTGAAACAGCGAATAATAAGTATTATCTTGGTATTGGAAGACCACAACCTTTTGGTACATCTACAAGACCAGATAGTAGAACAGATTTTGAAGGCACAGATACACAACCTATAACACCTGGTGATACGGTAGTTAGAGAGTTTTACACTTATGACGATTTGTTGGCTGCAAAAAGAGTACAATCCTCAGATATATCTTTTGTAATACCTAGAAGAAACTGGACAAGTGGTACGGTTTATGATACTTACAGACACGACTATGGTGAGTTTATAACAGGATCAACAACTACTAGACAAACATCAAATAGTGGTGCAACAACTTTATTTGATTCTACTTTCTATGTATTAACAACAGCACGAAATGTTTACAAATGTTTAGATAACAACGGTGGTGCTACTTCAACAGATGAACCAACAGGTGTATCAACTTCAGTAACTACAACTGCTGACGGATACAGATGGAAGTATATGTACACACTATCTGCTGCTCAACAAGCAAACTTTTTATCAGTTGATTTTATGGCAGTATCGCCAAACTCTAGTCCAGGATCAGATCAATCAAATGTTATATCTGCCGCTGTAGATGGTTCAATTGATGTAATAAAAATTAAATCTGCTGGTTCAGGTGGAACAAACGGAACACATACTAATATTCCTATAAGAGGAGATGGTACAGGTGGTGTTTGTTCAGTAACCGTTTCTGGTGGTGCTGTAACTGCTGTTTCAGTTACTAACGCAGGATCAGGTTATACTTTTGCAACGGTAAGTAATGCACAAATAGTTGCCGCTGGTGCAACTAGTTTAGCAGGTGCAGAATTAGATGTAATTATTCCACCTAAAGGTGGTCACGGTGCAAATAGTAGAGAAGAATTAGGTGGATTCTTTGTAATGATGAATACAAGTTTAGAGGGTACTGAAAGTGCTAACTCTGGTGATGTTTCTGCTGTTAACGACTTTAGAAAAATAGTTTTATTAAGAGATCCTACAAAATCTGCTTCTGCTGTAACTTCTAATACTGCTAGATTAACAAAGGCAATTAGAATTGCAGGATCGCCAACTCCTGGTACATTTACGGTTGATGAAGAAATAAATCAGGCAAGTACAGGTGCTGTTGGTAAAGTTGTAGAATGGGATGCTACAAACAGAATTTTATATTACATACAAACAAGACACAATGATGCTGGTGTTGACGCAGACGGAAATCAAACGGCATTTTCTGGCGCTAATGTAATAACTGGTCAAGGTGGCGGTGCGCCTACAGGAACTCCAGAAGTTGCAACAACTGGCACGGTAAACAATGTTTCGTTTACTTCAGGTTATTCAGAACCCGAAATAGACCACGATACTGGTGATGTACTTTATATTGAAAATAGAACACCGATACAAAGAGCAACGGATCAGACGGAAAACATTAAACTGGTCATTGAATTTTAGAGGGAGATAAATGCCAAGTCCAACTGACTTTAACCTCTCGCCTTACTATGATGACTTTAACGAAAGTAAAAAGTTTCATAGAATTTTGTTTAGACCAGCATTTGCTGTTCAGGCAAGAGAGTTAACACAATCACAAACAATCTTACAAAATCAGATTGAAAAACTAGGAGATCACTTCTTTGAAAAAGGGGCGATGGTTATTCCTGGTGAAATCGCTTATGATTTAGATTACTATGCTGTAAAACTTACAAGTATTGATAGTACTAATACATTAGCAGATTTTAAAGATGGCACAATTTTAACAGGTGGTACTTCAGGCGTAACTGCTGAAGTTGTAAATAGAGTTGCAACAGACGGAACTGATCCTGATACTTTATATGTAAAATATAATAAAACAGGCGGAACAAATAAAAATCAATTTTCTTTTTCAAACGGAGAAACTTTAACAGGAACAAATAGTGATTCAACTGCTGTTTCTTGTATTGTAAGTGAAACTGCAATAGGATCGGCTGCACAAGTTCAAGCAGGTACATATTACATTAATGGATTTTTAGTATCAGTTGCTAATCAAACAATCATACTTGACAAATATACAAACACACCTTCTTATAGAATAGGATTATTAGTTACAGAATCATTTGTAACTCCTTCAAACGACCCAACTTTAAATGACAACGCACAAGGTGTTTCAAATACAAACGCTCCAGGTGCTCATAGATTTAAAATAGATTTAACTTTATTAAAAAAATCTGTAGGTGCTGTTGATGACGCAAACTTTGTAGAATTATTAAGATTACAAAACGGTATATTACAAAATCAAGTTAGAACAACTGAATATGCTGTATTAGAAGATACTTTTGCTAGACGAACATTTGACGAATCAGGTGACTATGCTGTAAGAGATTTTGATTTAGATTTAAGAGAACATTTAATATCAGGTACAAATAGAGGAATTTATACTGCTGCTAATGGCGGATCAGAAAGTAAAATCGCTGCTGGTTTATCTCCAGGTAAAGCATATGTTAGAGGATTTGAAATTGAAACTATGGGTACTACATTTGTTGATGTAGATAAGGCAAGAGATTTTGATTCAGAAAATGCTTTCCCAACTAGATTTGATGTAGGTAACTTTGTAAATGTAACTAATGTTTATGGTTCTCCTGATATAGGATTTGTTTCAGGTGAAACAGACGCATTTAAAAAAGTAGATTTGTATAAAGAGGCAACAAGTTCTCGTGGTTCTGCTAATTCAGGTGCAGGTGCGAGTATAACTTCAATTGGTCGTGCTAAATCAAAAGGTTTTGAATTTAAATCAGGTACAGCAAGCGCAAATATTTTTGATGTAAGTTCTATTTTTAAACATTATCTATTTGATATTAATATGTTCACTCACTTGAACATTAATAGTAATGTAGGATTTACAACAGGAGAAAAAATAACAGGAGATACTTCAGGTGCAACTGGAACGGTAGAAAGTTTATCAACGGCAACTAGTGAGGCAGTTGGTTCTATTTCAGTTGCAAATCCTGGCGTAGTATCTTTTGGTTCTGCTCACAATTTAAAAGAAGGTCAACAAATTAGATTTAGTTCAATCAACGCTACTATCGGTGGTGTTGCAATGACAACAAGTGATGTATTTACGGTAAGAAATCCTGCAACAAATAGTTTTGAATTATTTTTAGAAGACGGAACGACTTCAGCAAATGTTGACGCTTTTGTTGCTGCTGGTAATGTAACTCACGGTGTTGTAGTATTATCAAGTGTAAACGGAGAATTTAGTTCAGGTGAAGTTGTAAGAGGTGCTGTATCAGGATTAGACGCAACAATTCAAAATGATCGTGTAGGTCAAAAAGGTGTAACTAGTTATGACTTTGCACAAACTAAACAAATTTATATGGCAGGAACGGCTGCTTATTCTGCCGATACTTCTTTAGATACTAATGGAGAAAATTTAGAAATATCTGGTTCTATATCTGTTAGTTCAGCTTCTGCCGCTGTAACTGGTTTTGGTACTAGATTTACAACAGAATTAAAAAATGGTGATTCAATATCATTTATTAACGATAGTGGTAATACAGAAACAAAAATTATTGAGGCAATTATTAATGACAATAGTTTAACTTTATCAGATAACGCAGCTGCTAATTCAACTAAAACTATCGTAACTAGAAGAAGAGCAAAACTACAAGACGCAAATAAAAATATTTCATTATTTAAATTACCTTATGATAATATTAAAACTTTAAAAACTGCTTCAAACTCAAATATAACAGATACAAGTTTCAAAGTTAGAAGACAATTTATAGTTACACTATCAGGTGGATCAGGTCAGATTACTGCAGGAACAAATGAATCTTTTCCTTCAAGTGCAAATGATTCTGATTATCTAATAATAATTGATGATATTGGAAGTGCAACTTCAGGTGCTACAGGAGATGTATTAACAACAATAGGAAATAACCACGCAGGTAATCCTATATTTACTCAACCATCAGGTGTTGGAACAAGTGTATTTGATTTTGGTTCAAACTATGCAAATGCTAAAATTAAAATACTTGCAACGGTAAACAGATCAACTGCTGGTTCTAAATCAAAAACTTTAAATACAGGTTCAATTAAAGATGTAACTACTTTAGCAGATTGTGTAAAACAAGGTGGTATTAATTTAGGTCAAGCAGATATATTTAAACTATCGTCTGTTTCTATGGCAACTTCTTTTGGTGCTTATAACGCTTCAGGTGCTACAGATATTACAAATAGATATGAATTAGACAATGGTCAAAGAGATAATTATTATGATGTTGGTAGAATTAAATTAAAAAGTGGTGAATTAGAACCTACAGGTTCTTTAAGAATTACTTTTGACTTCTTCTCACACGGTGCTGGAGATTACTTTGATGTTGACTCATATACAGGTGTTGTTGACTATGCAAGTATACCAAGTTATAATTCAGACACAACTGGTTCATCTTTTGAATTAAGAGATTGTTTAGACTTTAGACCTAGAGTTGCAGATGACTCTACAATTAATTCAGGCGGACAAGATAGAGATTTTGATCCATCAAACAATGCTTCAAATTTAGACGTTGTTAAATTTGGAACAGATATAACAACAGACTTTGAATACTACTTACCTAGAATAGATAAAATATTTTTAGATAAAGAAGGTGCATTTAAAGTTGCTAAAGGTGCTAGTTCATTAGACCCACAAGTTCCTAAAATGTTAGACGGTGCAATGCACCTATACACACTAGATATTCCTGCTTACACTTTATCAACTGAAGATATTAAGATTACTAAAGTTGATAATAGAAGATATACAATGAGAGATATTGGTAAGTTAGAAAGTAGAGTAGAAAATTTAGAATACTATACTCAATTATCTTTATTAGAAACATCAGCACAAAATTTACAAATACAAGACGCAGACGGTTTTGATAGATTTAAAAATGGTTTTATAGTAGATAACTTTACTGGTCATAACGTAGGTGCTGTAGGAAATAGAGATTACAAAGCTGCTATGGATATGGCAAAAGGTGAATTAAGACCAACTTTCAATGAAGACGCTGTTAAACTAATTGAGGCAGACGAAGATGGTACAGCAATATTAGATACAGATAGAACGGCTGCTAATTATCAAAAAACAGGTGATTGTTTAACTTTACCTTATACAGAATCAACTTTAATTGAACAACCTTTTGCAAGTAAAACTTTAAACATTAACCCTTTTGATGTATTTAATTGGGCAGGTACAATAGAATTAACTCCACCATCAGACGAATGGAAAGAAACAAATAGAGCACCAGAAATAGTTATTAATAATACAGGTGCATTTGATAGTTTAGTTTCAGGATTAAATAATGACGCAATGAACGGAATTGAAATAGGTACCGTATGGAATGAATGGCAAGATAACTGGTCAGGTACTCCTAGAGATGTTTCAAGTAGAGATGTTTCAGGTAATATGAGAAGTGGTAGAAGAGTCTTTAGAAGAACGGAAGTAACTACTGCTCAACAAGTAAATCAAACTAGAACAGGTATGAGGCAAAGACTTGTACCACAAACGGTTAGAAACTCAATAGGTGACAGAATTATAAATGTTGCGTTTGTTCCATTTATAAGAAGTAGAACAATTAACTTTAGTGCTACTAGAATGAAACCTAATACAAGAGTTTATGCTTTCTTTGATAACATTGATATATCAGCATATGTAACTCCTTCATCTGGTTCAAATTTAGATACAGACAATAATGGTGCTGTGTCAGGAACATTTACTATACCTGATCCAACTAACAATGCAAATCCTAGATGGAGAACAGGTACAAGAGTTTTCAGATTAACAAGTAATCAAAACGATAATAGAACGGATGTTGAAACTTCAGCAGAGTCAGATTATGTTGCTAGAGGTGTTTTAGAAACGGTACAAAATACAATTATTTCTACAAGAGAACCGCAATTAGTTAGAACAGATACTACTGATAATAGATCAATCAATAGAATATCAACTAGAGAGTCAACAAGAACAATTGGTTGGGTTGACCCATTAGCACAAACTTTCTTAATTGATGACGCAGGTGGTGTTTTCTTAACATCATTAGATTGTTATTTCTCTAGTAAAGATGATAACATTCCTGTAACTTTACAAATAAGAGAAGTTGTAAATGGTTATCCTGGATCAACAATATTACCTTTTTCAGAAAAGACTTTAAATCCAAGTTCAGTAAATACTAGTACAGATGGTACATCTGCTACAACATTTACTTTTGATTCTCCTGTTTACATACAAGAGAATACAGAATATTGTTTTGTATTATTAGCAAACTCTAATAAGTACAATGCTTATGTGGCGAGAATGGGTGAAACGGTATTAGGTTCTGATAGAACAATATCACAACAACCATATGCAGGTGTATTATTTAAATCACAAAACGGTTCTACTTGGACAGCAGATCAAAACGAAGATATTAAATTTAAAGTTAAAAGAGCAGAATTTAGTAATGTAACTGGTACTGCTACTTTAGTCAATGAAAGTTTACCTGCTAAGACACTAAAAAATAATCCTATTAGAACACTATCAGATAGTTCATCTATAATTAGAATTTCACATCCTAACCACGGTATGCACGGAACAAGTAATAATGTAACTATCGCAGGAGTTCCTGCAGGTACATATAACGGTATATCTGCCGATCAGATTAACGGAACATATACAAGTATTTCAAATGTAACTTTAGATAGTTACGATTTAAATCCATCTAACAATACAAGTTATTCTGGATCAATTGCAACACCAACTGCTTCAGGCGATATTGGTGGTACTGCTGTAACGGCAACGCAAAATAGATTATATGATCTTGTAAATTTAAGTTTACAAACAATGACGGTACCAGGAACAACTATTGGATATAATATGAGACCTACAACAGGTAAATCAATTAGTGGTGGTGAATCAGAATTTAGTTTAACAGGTACTTCAAGTGCTATCAATGTAATTGCAAATGACAATATTTACTTTACATCACCTAAAATGGTTGCAAGTCAAATAAATGAAACAAATGAAATGTCAGGTAATAAATCTTTATTTGTAAATTGTGTTATGTCAACTTCAAATACAAAAGTTTCACCTGTAATTGACTTACAAAGATGTAGTGCTTTTGTAGTACAAAACAGATTAAATCAACCAAGTGCTAGTGATGTCAATTTTATTGCTGATACATCAAACGTAGGTACTTCAAGTGCTGGTGTTTATTTAACTAGACCAGTAATATTAGAAAATTTATCAACTGCTTTAGATATTAGATTGACTTCTAATATTAGAACAACATCTAAAGTAGAAGTTTATTACAGAATTACATCTTCCGAAGAGGCAAGAAATATAGATGATTTAAGTTGGATACCATTTAACACTTCAGGTAATGAAGATATAACGGTCACTCCTGCTGAAGATAATAATACATTTAAAGAATACAAATATTCAGCAACAGGTTTAAATGAGTTTACTGCTTTCCAAATTAAAATTTGTATGAAAGGTACTAACTCATCTTATCCACCTGTAATAAGAGATATGAGAGGAATAGCATTGGCGGTCTAATATGGCAAGATTTTTGAAAGTTGAAGGATATAATAGTTTAGTTAGAGATACAACATCAAGTGCTATAATTTCTACAAATAAATCTGAATATAAAATGTATATGGATAGATGTAGAAAAAGAGAAGAACAAGGCGATAAATTAAGAAGTGTTTGTAAAGAAATAAATACTTTAAAGGCAGAATTAAAAGAAATAAAAGATTTAATTATAAAAGGTAAACAATAATGGCAGTTAAGTTTATAGCACAAACAGATACACTAGAAAAGTTTAGAACGGAGTTTAACGACTTAGCGGCTAATCAATTTGGTGATATAGCAAATCTTTCTGGCGCTATTAGTGCAAACAATCTAGTTGACGCTATGAATGAAACCATTAGTGTTGCTACATCAACTGCTGGTTTTACAATTGCAGATGATACATCATCAACACAAATCATAGGTGGTGGTGATACATTAACCATTTTAGGTACTGCTAATCAAATACAAAGTGTTGTAACTCCACAAGATACATTAACTTTATCTTTTCCAAATGATGTAACTATACCTAATAACTTAACTGCTTTAGGAAGTACACATACTTTAGGAACAATTGAATTTAATGGAAGTGATATTAGATCAATTGACTCAACAGGTATAGTTGTTAATGACGCATTGAGAGCAAGTAAATTGCAAACAATGAACGGTGTATTAACAATAGATGAAAGTGGTACTGCTGGTATTCCTAAAATTGCTTCTACAGCAGTTGGAAGTTTTTTAATTTTTGACGCAAATCCAGTCTTTCAAACAAAAATGGTTTTTGAAGGTGCTAGTCAGGATGATTTTGAAACAAGTTTACAAGTAGTTGATCCAACAGCTGATAGAACAATTGATATACCAGATGAATCAGGAACACTTGTTACAACAGGTAGTACTGGTGTTGTTACTAGTGCTATGCTTGCTTCAGGCACAATTACAGGTGGCGATATTGCAGACGATTCGATAGGTGAGGCTAAACTTGCTGATGACGCTGTAGGATCAGATCAATTAAAATCAGTTGTTAACTTACAAATATTAAACTCGTCTGGAGGAGTTCTAAAACAAATATATGGCGCTGGTGCATAATTAGAAGTCGTATAAGTATATGAGAAAGAATATATTATGGCAGTAAGATCACCTTTAAAAAACGATAGTGGAAATTTAAAAGAAATGTCCTCGGCAGAGGTCAACGGTATCGTAGATCAAATCATTTATCAATACTCATTAAATCCTTCAGTAGAATTATCAGTAGTAGGTTCAGGTGGTAATTTAGGAACAATCAACGATACTAGATTACAGGCAGGTGCTATGGCTACTAACGCTTCAGCATTTCCTAATGAGGCAACAACAGACGAACCTTCAGTAGTTACGGTTAGTTATGATAAGATTAGTCAATCACTTGCAAGTGTAAGTCCAACATCTGATACAGGTAAAACTTGGCCTGCTTATTATACATCTAGCGGTCATATTCAAGCAATGGATTTACAAGACGTTAAAGATACTTTTTTACATCCTGCTATAGACTTATTAGTTGCAGGAACAACAACAACTCAACAAGCAGGAACATATCATATTAGTTCTTCTTCAAGTGTTACAGGATCAACTTTAGTAAGTGCAACACCTGTATTTTTAGATACAAGAGCAGATACTTCAGCATATACGGCAGGTGGTATAGGTGAAACATTAGATCAACCTACAACTATTACAAGTTTTTATTTACATAGAGTTGATGGAACAAATACTGCTTACGAAGTTCCTTTTGTTATCAATGCAAATAATAACTTACAACAATATGATACTACAACATTTCAAAGTTTATGCCAAGAGTGGATAAGACAAACTGCATCCGATTCAAGTGATGGATATGCTGTTAGATATAGTTTAGGAGTTTCAGGATCAGGAAATACTAGAGGTTCTGGTATGGGAGATACAAGACTAAACGGATCAGGTAATTATCAAACTCGTTTTGTAAACGCAGATGATTATAGAGCGCAAGAATTTCCTGATGGCACACCAACAACAATTAACACATACTATTTGAGAATAAGAAAATCGTAATGAAAAACAATGAATATATTATTAACAGGCAGTGAAGGCTTCATAGGTCAACACATACAATCATTTTTAAAAGACAAACATAATCTAATTTGTTTAGATAAAAAAACAGGTAATGATTTACTTACTTGTGATTTAGACTATGATGTAGATTTAGTTATACACTTAGCAGGTCTATCTGGCGTAAGAGATAGTTTAGATAATCCTGTTGAGTACTGGACAAATAATGTAGTTGCTAGTCATAGAGTTTTTAAACAATATAAAAACGGTCCTAAAATATTATATGCGAGTTCATCTACTGCTAGAGAACCTTGGCGTAATCCATATGCAATGAGTAAGTTCTATATGGAAACAATTGCACCACATAATGCTTTGGGTATGAGATTTACAACCGTTTATGGTCCAGGTGCTAGAGATCAAATGTTAATACCAAAAATATTAAGAGATGACGTATCTTATATTAATATAGATCATAGTAGAGATTTTATATTCATTGATGATTTATTATCTGCTATAGGTTTTTTAATAGTCAACAAACCACCTAAAAAAAGAAAAGTTATAGACGTAGGCACAGGTGTTTCTCATAATTTATTGGATATTTTATCTCATCTAAATA